TTTTGGTTGTTGAGATTGCTGCATTGCTTCCCCCATCTTTAAGCCGAGTTCAACCCCTTTTATCTGGGCGTCTACGGCCTGCGTTGCTTTATCAAACTCTTGTTGCGTACGTTCACGTGCAACCTGAGCGCCAAGTTTGGCGCCTTCAATCTCGGCTTGTTGTGCGATGCGTTGCTGCTCAATCTGCTGTTGGGACATCTTGAGCTGTGCATCAGCTTGGTCTTTTGCTGCTTTGCGCTGAACCTCAGCGGCCTTAATCTGAAGCTCTTGCTGTTGCATTTGTACAACAGGATCTTGTGCCGCTTGTTGGGCTTTCTGTTGAGCAATCATGGCCTGGTTAGCCTGTAGAAGCTTCTGTGCCCCTGCTGCCGCCAAACGAGAAATCTCAACCTCCATCTCCTCAGGCATCTCTGCATCGGGAGCTGGGTATGGAACGCCAAGTTTTTCTTCAATATTTTTGCGGTATTGGAAGCCAAAGTGTTCCATGATGTGCGCCATCATTGCTGCAACGACCTGCTGAGCCTTGGGATTTTGTTGGAGGATTTGCAGAGTTACAGGATCTTGAAGCATGCTCATGTGGACCGTGATGTGTGCTGCATGATCTTGGTAAATAAATGCCTTAAGGGGCTTCCCATTAAGGGTGTCCATATTCTCTGATACCGGATCTTTTGGCTTTTGGTCATCTTCGATGGGTACTAATTTAGCTGCGTTTTTAATCCCCAATACCTCAAGCATCTGCCTGTGTAGCAGCGGGAGGTCGTAAAGTTGGGGGGCGGTTTGTGCTAGTTGAAGGGCTGCTTGGTACTGAACTACCTTCTGAGACATCGTTGCCGAATTAGGATCCGATACCGGCGTGACCTCAACCATATCGTAGTCGGATCTCTTTGCACGAGGCGGTCCCTCAAGCGGCTCGTAGTTATATTCTTCGGGCGTGTAGTCACGGATAATGTTCTTTAATAATCTAAACTCCTGCTTCATGGCGTAATGCACACGGGCTTGAACCGCACTCATTACTTTCAGAGTTCTTTCTAATATTGCTAATGTGGTACCTACTGGGCTTTGAGCGCTCATATCTGATACTTTAAGATCAGCAGCAGAAGCAAAACGCCTTCCTTCTTCAACAATCGTGCCAAGCAGGGTGTACAGAACTTGACTCGGCTCCTTGTATGGGAGCGTCATGATGTTGTCTTTGATAGTGCCCGAAGCTACGTCTACATCTCGGAACTCAGCAGGTGCAATTGGTGTATCGTCACCTTTTACCCTAAGACCTTTAGTTTTAAAGCCACCAGGAAGGTTAGAGAGGACGCCAGCATCAACAAGCTGGCGGAGGATTGAAGTGCCGGATTTGGCGAAAGCACCAATAAGGTGAATGAGGCCAAAGTGATAAAAACCAAAACCAGGGATATAGCCATAATGGACAAAATGATCTCTTTTCTTTTTAAGGGGGTCGTCGGGGTGGTAGTTGCGTCGGATAGACAGAACGGTTTCTGTGCCTTTCTCGATTGTTACTACATAAGGTAGTGCAATACCAGTCTCTTTTCCTTTTTCGTCTTTATCCTCGTAACCAGGTAAATCGAGGTATGTGTGGATTTCAAGAATTTTGTACCGGTCATCCTGAGTTGCTTTGAACCCCATCTGCTCGGCAATCTTCTTTTCTACTTCATCAAGCGTGTCAACAGGGTCGTCCAGTTCTATGTCACTATAAAAACCCATGACTTGAAGCTTGCGTAACTCATTTTTTGTCTTTCTCATGACGTGGGTGACACGCTCGGAAGTTTCAAGGCTTGATGCACCATAAGGCACCACAATGTCTTCCGCAGGGACAAACAAAGAGACTTGACGCTCTAGATTAGGGTCAAAGTAGACTTTCTTAAACGCATTGCCTGACAAACCCAGGCCCCACAACATTCTTTCGTGTTCGGGTCGGTACTCAACCATAACTTCGGTAAGCTGATAGTTCATATCATCCTTAACCCGTTGAGCCGCCTCAATTTTTTCTGTAGTTTCTTTACCAAGAATGGATGTTTTGACCGGACCCGCAGCGGGGAACGTCTCCATAATGGTTTCTGATTGGAACTTAACAAGGGCTTCTGACAACAAAGGATGATAAACACCACAAGCACCAGGCCACGGCTCCGTTCTTTCCTCAATCTTCATACCCAAAAGCTCAAGGCCATCTACATAAGTCTGCACCCAGTCTTTACGGGAATCTAAATCGGACTGAACTTCCCCTAATAATTCCTCGGCTATGCCAACTAAGACCTCCTCATCCAATTTTTCCGCCAAGTTTTCATTGAACTCGTCGTCCATGTCTTCTTTTGTAAGCTCGATCTCTACATCACCCATGCGGATTTTTACTTCTTCTGGATCTTCAATCTCGATCTCAAGGGCAGGTTCCATACCAGCTAAATCTTCTTCACTTAAACCCATAGGGGCTTGGTTTAGTGCTTTATCAATTGCCATGATTTGTCCTTAGTAATATGCCGCATATCTACGGCTTTTAAATTCCTGAATTTCGTCTTCTTCGTCTAAGGTAGTTCTAATATAACCACCTTTTCTAAAACGCATTAGGGCTAATGACACAGAGTCCACGTAGTCGTCGTGGTCTCCAGCGGGAAAACTTCCAACTTCTTCTATTACTTCCTCGGCCCAACGTGTGCTTGGTGCCCATACTTTACCACTAGCGAATAGGTCAGATACAGCGTTTAGCCTAGAGATCTTGTCATTACCTCTGCTTGGTGTAAATTCTTGCACAGGTACACCCATTGCACGCATCTCATATATTAGAGGGGCGCCGGATGCTTTCTTTTCGATAATTATTGAGTCGGGTTCCCACTCTTTGTACTCATTTAAAGCGGTTTGTTTTAACTCTGGGAACTCCATACGCTTACGGAAGGCATTTAGAAGAATAATATTAGCTTGTGGTCTACCTGTATCGTCGTCTTGGTAAAACACACCCCATGTAGTACATGCTGAATAGTCAGCACGGTTAGATTTTTCAAACGCCGTATCCCAAGATTGTAAGATAAAGTCACAATAAGGCGGTTCATCGTCTTCCCAAACCTGCCACCACTCCCTTTTATCAATAGCAGAAGTCTCTGATGTGGGGTTTTGTTGGTACTGAGCCATCCATTTGCTGTTTGGAAGCTCATTTTTTAGTACTTCTAGCTCTTTTTGGGGCCAAAACTCAGGCCACAGGGGTTTTCCAGAGGGTAAAAGTGCAGGAAATTCAATAACTTCCCATTCTTCTCCCGATCTTTGTACGGAACTTTTTAAAATCTGCCCGGTTAGGTCTCTTTTAGACCACCGAGTCATCACTATGACGATTGATCCTCCTGGTTGGAGTCGCTGTCTTGGTCCTGAGGTGTACCACTCGTAGGTTTTGTCGTAGATTTCGGGGTTGATTTCAGCAAGGGTGGCTTCTTGCTCGGAGTGCGGGTCGTCAATAATAAGTAGGTCAGCACCTTTACCCGTGACAGCACCCCCAACACCGATAGCGAAATACTCTCCACCGCCGTTAGTTGCCCACCTGCCAGCAGCTTTAGAGTCAGCTTGCAAGGCAACTCCTGGAAATATCTCCTTATAGGATTCAGCATCTACTAAGTTCCTTACTTTACGACCAAAACCCACAGCAAGTTCTGCGGTGTGGGAAGTCTGGATTACCTTTTTGCCTGGGAACCTACCCAAAAACCACGCTGGTAATAAGTATGAGGCAAATTCCGATTTCGTGTGTCGGGGTGGCATATTAATAATTAGGCGCTTTACTTCCCCGTTTGCTACTCTTTCAAACGCCCGTGCCATTCTGTAGTGGTGCCTTCCTCCAATAAAGTTAGGCCAGACCCGCGTTACAAACTCCATGAAGTTTTTCTCAGACCCTTCTTTTTTAGCGATATGCTCGTATTCCGCAAGCGTCTTATAGAGGTCTTGCAGATGAGCCTCTGGGATGTTGTCCAAGTTTTGCAGGATGGCCTGCAACTCTTCTTTATTTATCGCTTGATTCATCGTCTGGGTTTTGAAGTTCTTCTACGTCCTCAACTTCTTCATCCGGTGCTTCTAATCGTAACTCTTCTTCCAAACCATCACTTAGCGGATCAACGTCAATAATGTCGCTATGCAGCAAACGGTTAATCTTTTCTCGGATGGCATCTTGTAGCTCGTCTGAAGTTTTGTGCGTAATGACAAGCTCGGACTTTTCTGTGAAGGCCCCAACGTCTGACATCTTGCCAAGCAATTCTAGAGCCTTAAGTTCATGTTTGGGGTCACCGCACTGGGATATTTCTAGCAGTCGGTTCTGAATTATGTTCCTTGTTTCAACAGCGTTTGCAACGACAGCTCTGCCGTACTCGCCTATATAACCACCAAGCGCAAGGGCAACACCTGGTCTATTGATGTCTTTTTGTATTTCTTTAGAAGCTTTAGTGGGTTTTTTGTGCTTCTCGACATTTTCAAACAGCTCTTTCGCTAGCATAGCGTCTTCATCTGTCATCTCATAGGGCATACCGAGGCCCGACAAAAGAATAGCTGTATTAGCAGCGATATTGGCTTCTTCGTGAAAAGTACTGCTTGTGTCGTCTTTAAATGTTTCAGGCATTGG